TCTGCTGCCATCATAACAGAATGGAGGCAGATTATCCATGCCAGCAAATACCGTCTACAAACGATCAGACGGCCGCCTTGGCTATAAATACACGGACCGGCTTGGCAACCGGCGCGAGCTGGTCAGTCGAAAACGCGAAGGTGTCCAGGCTTTCAAGAAGCGCTGCAGTGATACCGAGACATCCGGCCAGGACTTGATCAAGATGACCTTTGGCGAGCTTTATCAGAAGTGGCGCGAAGACTACCAGGAAGCAAACTGCGGCCCGGCAGATAAGGCGACGGTTGATTTCAATTACAAGCGCTTTATTGAAAAGAAATTCGGCCATATCCAGATTACCGATATCGAGCGCAAGGACATCAACTCCCTGCTGGTTGACCTTTATAAGCAGAGCTATGCAAAGACCACGCTTGAAAAGGTTCGGGCCGTGTTCTCTCGACCGTACAATTACGCGATCCAAGAACTGGCTCTGCGGATCTATAACCCAGCCGACAAGATCAGGATCCCCAAGAACGCATCCAAGATGGACCTTTGTGAGAATGAAGGATTAGATGAAGGATTGCGATTTATCCCATCAGCCGACCGCGACCGCTTCTTTGCTGCTGCCGATTCCAGCTGGTACCTAATTCTTTTTCTGATCCTGCTTCACACTGGTATGCGGCCGTCAGAGGCATTGGGCCTGAAATGGACTGATGTTCGCGGTGGATCTATTCATCTAAAGCGCCGGATTTCTGACTATGGCCTTGGCCCTCTTAAACCGCAGGCCGGAGGTTCGAATCCTCTCGCGATCACCAAATGACAAGCCTCTGGGACTGTAATGTCTCGGGGGTTTTTGTTTCACAGAAAAGGCTTTTGTTTCACAGAATTTATAATCTTTGCACCCACTTTTGCACACACCGTTTATTTGACCACAGTGTTATTGGGAAAATAAAAAACAGCCCTCGGTCCGAATCACTCCGAGTCGAGGGCTTTGTCATTAGGGTGCTACTGCGTCAGGACTTTTGGTAGCGATGATTTGCAAGAGGCCCTTCTTTGTCATGACTCTCTTTCCAGCTGCATTTCTGCACCAAAGCTCATATGGATAGCTACCGAGCATAGCTTTGGTGGTGTCGCTATCAAATGAAGCGGTTGCTGTTGATGTCTGGATTGTACATGATTTATCAGTTGTGACTCCTGCAGCCGACGTGTACGATAGCACAGCAGCCCCGCCGGTTAAATCGTATGCGCTTCCTGCATCGTCAACTATCGGAAATTCAAGGTCAGGATTTTCGCCTTGGTAGATAATAAAATTGTTGCCACTTCTTGATCCCATGTTTACATCTCCAAACTTTCGTCAAATATTACTGTCATTGATTGATCCTGGTTGAATATTACTGGTATTGAAATGTTCGATTGAAATATGACCGGCATCACTATCGATTGCATGTGTGGAATGTGCTGCAATATCCCAATTGCGATAAAGGCACAGCTGCCATCGATGATGACAATGCCTGTGTCACCTTCGCCGAGCAAGGTCGATCCTGCAACAATCTGGCAAGCTCCATCGATCAAACAATCTGTCTGACCTTCAAGTTCTGCAGTTGGCTGCAAAATTGCAGCGCCATCGACAATTACAGAAGACATGGCAGAAAATTCTGACTGGCTCGACATTGCCGCCGAACCAATTACAATAACCAGGCTTGCCGCTGATAAGCTAGCGGCTCCGGATAGTCCGGCTTGCCCACTGACAATGCCTGAATCAGGATCAATAACCTCGCCAGATCCTTCCAGACTGTCAGTTGCTGTCATAAGACTCTGGCCATCAGCAACCAGATTACCTGCACCTAATAAGCTGGATGACCCTGTGGCTTGCCCTGTTCCGTCAGCTAGTATTGTGGCATCGCATGCAAGTGCTGAGTCGCTAGCAAGTGCTGCTGCGCCGCTTGCAATGACTGTCGCTGATCCATCCAAACCCGATGCGCCTGATAATGCAGATGTGCCCTCTGCCAAGATCGACCCGCTGCCAGACAGCGATGACCCGCCAGACATAGCGGTTGATCCATCGACATTAGTAACAGGTGCAATCGACTCGCCAATCCCCGACAGACTCGATGATCCCACTATCGCTGTCGATCCTTCGATAACCGCAACGACTAATCCTGTCCCTTCAAGGCTGGACGTGCCAGCCAGAACGGCAGCACCATCGACATAGGCTATTGTCTGCTCGGTGTAGTCGACAGTGACGTAAACAACATCAATTGAGTGAGTAGTTGATGTGGTTGTGTTCTTGCGGTCACTGTCGATGTAGGCCCGCATTGTTCCGGCATTTAAGTCAGTTAATGCCCACGTCCCGCCATCGGTACTTGCCAATGTATCCACTGTCGGGAAAGCACTTTCTGACCATTGAGTGCCTTGTAGCGTTGCTCCGTTTGCAATTTGCAAGTAGGCATAGTCAATCAGCGATGATGCACCAGTTGACCATTTGCGATCCATGAAAAGCGTGACTTAGTTGATTGTTGCTCCAGCGGGGATATCGAAAGCCGAAATCCCAAGAACAAGTTGACCTGTGGCGTTTCTGGATGATGATACCCAGCTGGCATAAGACGCATCATCAGCATAAGCATTTGCACCGTCTGCATAAAGCGATGAACTGATCACGCTTGAGGCGTATCGTGTTTGTGTTGCCATGTTGCCCCCTTAGGGTGGAGCGCTAGCCCCACCCATGCCAAGCATCAGGTCAGCGATACATCCAATGCGCCAGATGCAAGTCTGAAAGTGTTTCCGGCTGAAACTGACTGACTGCCACTGTTCGTCCCGCCCCAGAGGAAGTTGCCAGCTGATGCAGCATCCCATATTCCGATATGGGTGATTGTTGCGGTTGGCATGCCAGCAAATTCGATAACCGCATCTGTCTGGCTGGCTTTTGATGCAGCCGTTTCGAATGATGCTAATTGTCTTGCATAACTTCCGCCTGTGACCTCACTTGCTCCTGTCAGACCTGGATCAGCAGTGTGCAGGCTGATATACACATTAGTGATGCCGGTGAGAGTGGTGGCATTGAGGATAGCATCAAGAATCTTGTTCGCGATGTATGTTGATAGTGCCATATTTTATCCTTTCTCTCGCGCCCGGAATCAGGTCCAGGCTGTGTTTTGTTGGGTGCAGCGGGCAGCGTACCAGCGTCGAGTAGTCGCACGTCCATGCCATGGTCGCCAGCGGGCATTTATGGCTTGGCTTGTATGGACACGGCCAGTCAGGCATCCAGAGCGGCCCATGTGGCCGGACCAACTATGCCATCGACATCGAGCTTGCGGAACCATTGGAAGTGCACCACCGCCGCCTCAGTGCAGGTATCAAAGCTGCTGGTCACTGCCAGAGCATAGCCAAAGGCATTGAGACATTCTTGCAGCTTTTTAACTGCGGATCCGGCAGCGCCCTTTTTGATTACAGGCAGCTTTTCTTCCTGGTATGCAATTCCAACCGTTTTCAGTATGCCGCGGGCTATTGCCTCAGCAACACCCTCGATGTTGGCCAAGATCCATGCAGCGCCCTCTTTGCTGTCGTGATACTCGACTTCGATGTAAGCCACCGGCGCTGAGGTGTTCTTGATCTCGAAAAAGGTTTGATTGGTTTTAACACCACGGTCGGTAGTTGGCGTGATGGCAGCGATCTCGGCATAGATGTTCCGAGCCAGGATTGTGCCTTTAGCGGTCGAGTTCGAAGCGTTCCAGCAGAATACCTCACAGCCCCGTGCTCCTCCTGCGTTGGTGTGGATCGGGATGTGATAGTCAGGCTTCCAGGCGTTTGACTTGGCCGTGTGTCCTGCCGGCCCGTCAGACGGATTGTTCTGCATGACGGCGATGCCGTGTTTGACCAAGATCGGCTCCAGCGCATCCGCGATCAGGTTGCAGACCTTTTCTTCGGTCGTTCCACCGACGGCATAGAGATTGTTTTCTTGACTGGATGGAGAAAGAAAGATTTTCACAGGTGACTCCTCGATAAATGGCTGGTCGTATTTTGCCAAATCATACCGCTCGATCTTGTCGATCAGGTTCTCGGCATAATCCAGGGCTGTGGCATAGCCGGCAGCCTTGACCGCCTTGCAAGCTTTCTTGTAGTCCGTCTCATCCCAGAGCGCGGCATAATGTGCCCGTAGCAGGAATGATCGATGGTCTGCCACACCGGTCTCTCGGTCAGGATAAGACCTGAAATTGGCGTAGACCTTGACAGCCTGACCAGAAATGACCTCTCCAGTCAATTTGTTGATGGAAGGTCCAGGCCACTCACTGTTGGCTTTGATTCCGAAATAGTTGTGGCCTTGCATGGCGAGGATTGACGTGCCCCAGGCGCTCTCCACGATCCCCTGAGCGATGGTCAGGCTTGGTAGAATCAATTTATCGGTCGGTGCAGGTCTGGCGTATTTCTGGGCCAGAGGGGCCAGCCAGGCTATAAACGCCTGCTGTGCGGCCGTCATGACCCGTCCTCTTCATCATCGACCGGCACTGTCTCACCACTTTTTTGCTTGAGTTGCTCAAATGATTTGCGAACAATGTCGGGCAAGGGCACCCCCATCAGTCCCATGTTTTCAACAACAGAAAGCCCTTCGTTACCTATAAAAAACAGAATGACTGCCGTCCGGATCAAACCCGGTGAGTGTAGTGACACATCGAGTTGGTGTGCGATCAGGACCGAGATAAGTATTAGCATTTTTCGACACAGGCCCTTGAACCCCGCTCGGCTTTCCAGCGCCCCGCCTTCACTCTTAGGCGACCGCTGCCATACTGCAGCGATCATGATACCGGTGATGTAGTCCGCCGCCATGATGATAATCAAAGTTGACATGGCGCTGTCCCACCCCCCGAGCGCTTTTGCTAGTCCGGCGCCGACGGCGGCGATGACCAGAAGGATTAGATTTTTGATCTGCATGAATGTCATTGTTTTGGCTCCTTTCACCCAATAAAAAACCGGCTATATTGCCGGTTGTTCTGCCTTGATGGCTTTCAGTTCTTCGACCGTTGTCAGGTTGTCTACTTGCTGTGGCAAGTCTCTGAGGATTTGCTTTTGTTCCTCGATGGTTGCCAGCTTCACCGGATCCGTGATGTTCTTCATAACATCGATATCAAGCTTCTCAAGCAACGGAGCCCGCTCTCGGCGCAAACGTTCCTTGGTGATCTCCTGAGCCATGGTGATGTCAATGGTCAGATCGTGCTTCCATGCGTTGCGAAATGTTCTGTCGGAAGGAATAATTGAATCATCGACGATTTCATACGGAACTCCGCCACTGTCTTTCTTTGCAATTTCCTCAATGGTCAAACCACAATTAAGGATTGGGTGCATAATTCCGACTGTGCCGTCTGGATTTTTAATCAATATTTTCATTTGTTACCTCACCTAAACACAGCAACGCTATTTCTGGCAGAATCAGTAAGTGTATCCGTTGTAGGATTGTAACTTATCACCCTAACGCTAGTTGTAGTGGCAACCAGATTGTTTGCACCACCTTGATTGTTGCTTCCTCCACCGTTGCTGTATTGAGTAACAAAGTTTGCATCTTGGATTGCGGTTGTAAAATTAACAGTATAGTCGCCTGTTCCATTGTCTGTTACAGATGAAACGTTGCCACTGGCATTAACAGTAAGTGTGCCCGTTCCAGTGAAATTAACCCACGCACGGCAAGCATAAATCGGCGCTGTCCCACCAGCGTTAAGTGCCGTCTTCACATCAGCACTATTGGCGACGCCAACATCAGCATCAATAGCATCGTGGACAGCGGCCATCGTAGCGATCTGCGTGGTGTCCGTGGAGCCTGATGCGGAAGGTGCTGTTGGAGTGCCTGTCAGAGCCGGGCTGGCCAGCGGGGCCTTAGCGTTCAGCTGAGTCTGGAGAGCGCTTGTGACCCCGTCCAGATAACCAAGCTCAGCCGATGACACGTTACCAATGCTCGTTGTTGACGGAAGAACAACCGTTCCGGTGAAGGTTGGCGATGCCAACGGCGCTCGGCTAGTATCTGTTGGATGCACATGATCGGCCCTAGGCACTGTTTCAAGTGTTCCTAATGACTGTGTACCATCCATTTTGATGTTGGCTGCTGTCGTTTCGAAATTTGGATCAAGGTCGATTCCGGCAATCAAATCATGCGCACTCTTAATGCCCTGCTCCATCGCATTCAGGTATTCAGCCTTGACTAGATCCCCTGCGGTGATAACGGTGCCCTCTGCCGGTGTCAGGGTAATGCTACCGTCTGGATTGTTTGTGACCGTATAGGTCATCGGTTTTTCAACAACCCGGTCAGTCCATGTTTTTGGTGTGTATGACATTATGGTCTTGCCTCCCCGCTGTAAAGTGTTCCGGAGTATGGGATGTGATCAATATTTCCCTGAATCAATTTCCGCTGAATCTGCAAATTTCGCTCCATACGATTGATGTCTTGAAAATTTGGACCATCGCCATAGAGCCAATTGGTTTTTGGCGCTTCCCAGCCAGGAGGCTTGAAAAGAGTTGCAATAGCATTTATATTGGCTTCTATCCGGTTTAGGTCATCTGCAAACTCAATCCTTGATATGGTCCTTCCCGTCACCGTTGTGATGACGACAAGTATTTCAAGGATTGCCAGGAGTGTGGCCAGATGGTCCGTGTTGCTTTCGATCCGATCAAGGTCAGCAAAGTTGAAATAATCGTTAGCGGTCCAGTCGGTTTTAGGTGTCTGCCAAGCCATTACACACTCCCCCTTGATTGAGATCTACCACTCAAATAACCTTCGTACTCGATTTCCTGTTTCAACAATCTGGCTGTACGAATCTGTCCAAACCCATCTTCAACGGCAATCATGTCGCCGCACTCAAGAGCCGGGTTTTGACGCCAGTTGGATTCATAGACCAATCGAGCATTGGCGTCATCAATGAGCCAGGCTGCGATTTGGTCCGCGTGAGATTCTGAGTTGATCAGCTTGTTTTCCAGCTTGATTGTCGCGCCATTCGTGACGGAAGGATTTTGATAAGTGAAGATGGTCTCAGATGGATACGTGACTATCTGGACCGTTTTAATGGCCTCAGCCATCTTGATCTGTGGTACATCATAAGAGTTTTCCAGATCAATGCGCTTGGCCTGATAGCCTTTGTTGACCTCAATGTAAAAAGTACCAGCATAATTCTGGCCAGAATATCTCAGGTATTCAGCCAGCTCACCAACATTCTCAAACTGCTTGATTGTCAGAACACCATATCTGTTCTGATAGACGGCGGACTTTGATGCGATTCCGATCAGCTGCAAGGCGCTTCGACAGTCAATTTTCTCGGTAAACCCTGCACTTGAGAAATCAGCAAGACCAGGGTCAAGCCAGTAATCTTCGATTCCTGCTGCAGTCATTATGCCATCTGCAAGCTCGTACAGGGTGCCGCTGACGCCGATCGGTGCAGCAATGCCCCCCAACTCGTCAAACTTGTCACGAGCCGTAAAGCTAGCGGTCATGCCTCCTGCATCCGTGCCCCAATCCTTGAGATAGAACTTGCCCAACGGGATAAATTCGGCCTCTCCGTCCGGAAGCTCAATGCCAACCTCTCCGGTCACGATCTGCTTCTGCTGCAAATAGGCATAGAAACCGGTTGGATTTGTGACATTGAATTCTTTTGCAGAGTTGTCTACCGTGAATCTCAGCTCGTTAGATGTGACCTCGTTGGATGTCACGTTCATTTGCTCTGACAGATTCAACCGGATCAGTGAGGCGTCTTGATAGGTCTTGATGACGCCAAAGTCGATCTCCAGCAGTCGGACTCTGCGATATGCATTCGCGGTTTTGGTAAACAATATTTCGATCTTTTGGTAATCGGTCACGCCAATGCCGGTGGACCTGATCCGTTCCGAATTGCCCGTGATGATTGTTTCTTCTATCAGCACGTCCAGGGCGTCATAATATTTGACGGTGAAATCAGAAACAATCTCGTCAGCAAAAGTAAGAGTGACACCATAGGAAGTGTGTGGAGCAGTGAAATCAATGGTGATCATTGGCGGTGACGAGAAAGATCCGTCAGCCCCGCTTATCACATCGCTGAACCAGCCAACCTCAAGATTATCAGGATCAGTAGACTTGGGCGGGATTTTGAACGAGCCGTCAAGCTTCCACAAGTCAGGCTCAAAGGTAGCGAACTTTGTTTCAAGCACTCGCTTTTTATCTGTGACCTGGGATAGCCGGCTGATACTCTCGCTGCCACTTGGCGTAAGAGAGGCGTCAGCCAGGGCGGCTACATCGAGGATCTCGAAGCTCACTCGCCCATGGCTTGACCTGATCTTGTCATAAACAGCATCAATGTAGGCAGTCGTGGTATTGATCATGGCCATTACCTCTCAATGATATTGACTGCCATATCCTTGTACCGTGGCTGACCGTCAATCACATGCAGCAGTCCAAAGCTTCGCGGCCCAGGGTAAAACGAGCTTGTGCGCAAAGCCATGGTTTCCGGGTCTGTGAAGGTCACATCAAAGGGCACGGTTTTCATAAGCGACAAAAGCGATGCAAGTTCCTGCTTGGTGATTACCGTGTATTTCAGTGAAAACTTGTATTTGGTGGTGATCTTTTCAATGATCATCGTGCCAAGGGCATTCCGCTCGGCCTTGCTGATGTCGTTGATTTCAAAGCCAACCTCGTCAGGGGCCGGAATGGCGGTCCCATTGATTGCAAGTATTTCCATTCCTGCCCCCTTTTATGCCATTGATATGACTGAATTTCCGATTCTTGATTCTTCGCGCTGTAGATACGGCCTGAGCAGCTTGGCCAGCGTCACACCATCAATATTGAGTTCGACGTCACCCTGTCCACCGCCCGACTGGGATTCGGTTAGAATCCGTGCGATCTCGGAAAGCAGAACAGCTACATCAGACATCTCACTGCCGACAGCAGCCTTGATCATGGCCATAAGCTCATGCAACGGCGCCACGGCTTCAGCAGATCGTTTATTGTCGCCGACCATAGCCAGGGTGGGCTGTGAGACGATACCGCCGGTTGCAAGAGCAGGAATGGTTGGTATTTTCAGTGATATCTTGGGAATGTCTACTTTTGGGATTTTATTCAATCCCTCAATAATTGCATTGAAAGGGGCCATTGCCGTAGTCAGGAAGCTATTTAAGCCTCGAATCATCGTGTTCATAACACTGACAAAGGTCTGCTTAATACCATTCCAGACATTTTCAAACACATCCCCAAGTCCAGTCCAGATGCTGTAGAATGTAGTACTAATCCAAGCTCCGACCGCTTTAAGATCATCCCAAAGTCCGAGAACAAACGTTCTGAACCCTTCCGATTTGTTCCAGAGAACAACAAAGGCAGTGACTAAGCCAGCAATTGCCAAGATGACAAGCCCGATTGGGTTGATGCTCATGACAAAGTTTAATGCGGTTTGTGCGGCTGTCATAACGCCGGTGGCCACTGACAATGCAGCGGTTTTGATGGCATCAAAGATTTTTGCGCCAGTCATTAAGCCAAACTGAACAACGACCTTTCCCATTTCAACAGCTGATTTTGCCAGCGATGCGACAAAGTCCTTGGCATAAAGTGCGGTCAAATACATGGTCTCGGCTTTATCTACCAACTTTGCCCCGGTAGCTGCCCAGATGCTTGTCGTAATCGCGCCGAGGGCCTTAATTAAACCGCCACTCATCTGGATGAATGCAAGAATCTCAGTAGCCTTCCAGGCCAAGAAAAAGGCCCCTACCGTGACTGTCATGCCCTGCACAAGCCCCTGATTGTTGCTGATCCAGTCGCTAACACTTTTTAGGCCAGTCGCCAAGCTGTCAAGTGCGGTTACGATGACTCCACCGGTCCAGGTGGCAATTGGTTGAAGAAAGCTGTCCCACAGCCATAATCCAAGTGGTTTCAAGGCTTCAACCGCTGAATTCAGAAGACTTGCTCCACCGGCTAAGGCATTCAGGAATGCCGGGGCCGCGGCGTTTGCGACCCAAGCTCCGAACGGAACCAGGACATTGTCCCAGACCCATTTGAGCCCGGAGCCGATGTTTTCACCAAGCGGAGTTAATGCCGCTTTCAGGTTAGCCCAAGATTGTTTGATATTGTCAAAATTGAACAGGCCTTTGAGCTTGGCAATTGCCGCTTCCATAGGGTTAGTGTTAATCAGTGGCGAGTACTGGCCTTGATTTGTTCCGCCACCAGCGCCTGGTACCTCAAACATTGCACCTGCGCCGCCTGCTGCTCCACTCCCAGCGGCTTTGTCCTGCAGGACAGTTACCTCATCGAATCCCGCTACGGATCCGCTGGCGGCTTTCCCTGCGGCCTTGGTTGCATCCGCAAGGGCTGACTGTCCATCAGCCGCCGCGCCACCGCTATTGGCGATGTTTGCCAGCGATTGTCCAAGCCCGCCGGCAGCCTTTTGCGTTCCGAACAGTGCAGAAGTAAAAGCGCTGAACATGGCACCAAGCTTGATGAGCCCGCCCATGATCCGGTTGATGCCGACCAGGATCGGCGAGAACAGATTGATCAAGCCTTGACCGAAGGACGCTTTGAAACTGTCCCATTGAAGCTTCAGTACGCGGGTCTGGTTGGCCCAGCTTGTACTGGTCCTGGCGAAGTCGCCCTGGGCGTCTGCCGAGACATGCATCAGGTAGTTATATCTGAGCAAGGCCTGTTCGGCCTGGGTCATGGCGTTGTATGACTTGTTGATGCCCTGGCTGAGACCAAAGGCCTCCAGGTTAGCCACAGACATGTTGATGCCCAGCTGCTTCAATGGCTCTGTTTCGCCAGAGATACCCGCTCGGATCTTGGCAAAGGCCTCGTCGGCGTCCAGATTGTAGAAGGAGGCGAAGTCTCCGGCGAGTCCAGTCATGGCCATGGACATGTCGGCAGCCTTGTCTACGCCCAGCCCCATGGATTTGAGCATGGCGCCCATGGTGCCGGTGTAGCGCTTGGCAGCTGTTTCGGAAAGCCCGAATCCGGTCATGGCAGATTGGGCAAAGGAATTGATCTGGCCAGACATCGAGCCAAATGTGACATCAACCACGTTCTGGACTTCGGCCAAGTCAGAGCCAAGCTTGATCGCCGATGCTCCGAACCGTGTGATAGCGCCAATGGCAAAAGCGCCTGCGGCCAGAGCGCCCAGTTTTCCGAGCGTGCTTGCAATTCCGCTGCCAGAAAATGCGCTTTTCAATCCAGATGTTGCTTGCTTCTCAATACCAACTAGAGACTTTTTGAGTCCGGATTGATCGAGATTTACACCTAAAGATACACTACCAACGTTGTCTGCACTCATCTCGATACCCCTTTCCCACCGCCAAACAAGGCTTTGAAAATCTTATTCATGGATTCAAGCTGTTTTTTGGCAGCGTCCGGATTCTGCTTTGCCTGGCGATTTAACCAATCGCGCCTGATCCGTTTTTGTTCAGGAGAAAAGTTTTTGATGACTTTGGCATCTTTCTCAGATCGAATAGTCACGATTCGTCCCAGGGCGGTTTCGGCCGAAAAACCAGAGAACAGCTTGCAATACTCCGGCCAGCTGATATTTTCAATTTCGAGCCTGACGCCATACTGCTCGGCAAAGCTTGAAACAATCAAATTCCAATCTTCATCCTGGTCATACCATTTCTGACCGTCTTCATTTTTCTCCGAGAAATCGCTTCCGTGTTTCCTCCACGGTCCAGCCATTCACCGCTGCAGAGACTGTGATCATGATTTCAGCCATGGCTGTCACAGGCAGATCCATAGCAATAATTTCAGCATGAGCTGCTTCTCCCAGGGCATTCTTCAAAGAAATGTCCATCTCGTCATTTGGATTGACCTTGATCTCTTCAGCAATGCGTTTGACCGTCGAAAGCCGATTGTCGACTTTGTAGATCTTGTCGCCGATCCGGATCTCCGGGGTTTCAGTCAGCAGTGCACCGTCAATTGTGTACATCTTCATAAAAAGGTGTCTCCCAAAAATAATCAGGGCCCCGATTGCTCAGGGCCCCGTCAGGTCATCAAGCGCCAGCGGTGAATGTGGGTTTGCCATCCAGAAGGACGTCAAACTCCATTGGATCGACATCTTCAGCAGCGCCGAGCCCTTTGGTGAAATTGATTGTGCAATCGCCGGTGAGCTTATCGCCATTGGCGAAAGTGAGCTCAAACGAAGACTGAGCAGCTGCACCAACCGCAAGCATCATGCCGGCGATATAGTCATTGCCAGCATCCCCGTCGGTGCGTTTGGCGGCACAAGAGAAGCTGATCTTCTTGGCGGTCACCAGATTACGGGCAAACCCCTCGGCATCCATGGCAAACCATTCCTGAACTGTTCCGTCAATGGCCATTTCAAGCGATTCGAGATTTTTGATGATCGCGAAAGTTGGCGTTGCATTCCGGCCATTGGTCGAAATTTTGAATGCATTTTCCCAAACAGGGTTCATTCGATTACCTCACTTCATAAATAATCGTGCAGATCACGATTGACTCAAAGACGCCTCTGTCATCACGACCGATATTGATCGGCGGCTTGACCTGTATGTCAATGAGCGGTTGGTTGTTGATGGTTGATTTGCGGTTAGCCAGCAAAGTTTCGAACAGAGCAGCGGCTCTGGTTTCGCAATCACTGATGCCTGTCCCCCAGTGAACCAACAGCTTGATGTCAAGCTGTTGGTAGGTGCTCGGTGCGCCAATGGCTTGATTCCAGACCCCATCTCGCTGATAGACCCCGATGCACTGGCTTTGATTGGCGTCGATTGAGCCAGCATAAATGGTCGTGCCTGGAAGCAGGGAGGACAACCAGTCCCTGACATTTGTGATAGTCAGCATCAGATCAGCCCCCTCTTTTTCAACTGCCTGCGAAACAGCTTTTTGAACGATTCATTGGCAAATTTCTTCCGGTCACCTGTCAGCCAAGGCTCATACCATTCACCGCGGGCGTTCGGATTTTTGTCTGTCCGGAAATTATATTCCGGATGCCAATATAACCTGCGGGCATACGGCCTGGAATGGACAATACGAAACCTTCCTGATTTGCGTCTCGAGCGGTCAACATCGCTGTTACTCAGGTCACCGGTTTCAAACGGAATGACCTGTGCTTCTTCAACGTCTGACTTGATTGCGAAAGTTGTTTGTTCCGCGGCCATAACAGCAGCTTCAACAACCTTCGCGACTTTTCTTCGGTCAATCTTGATTTTGAACGCCATGGCACTACCTCAGGTAAAGCTTCGTGTGATGCACGGTGCCGTCTGGATTGCGCGGTCGCTCTGCTGAATAGGTTTGCCAGGTCCTGCCGCCGATCGCTACCGTGCCACCCTCGATGACAGACATTGATGGTGCGATGTCCCCGGCCATGTAGAGATGACCGGATAGCTGGATCAACCGCTTTTCGGCGTCGAGGATTCGAGTTGATTTCTCAACCAAGCGGCATTTCCCGGTGACTGTCAGAGTTGTCGGACTTCCATACGGGTCCTGTCCAGTCTGGAGGCTTACTGTGACTGGCGTGATCAACACTGATTCAGGTAACGGACGCAGCTTCACGTCAACCCACCCCCGTATACGTTAGTCCGGTCTGCCTGAGCAAGGATATCGCCAGCTGCCGGACCGGTATGCCGTCAATCTTGGCGGTGTCCCTCGATTCCTGGATTGACAGATCGCCCAAGCTGAAACCTCCAGTGATGGCACCGCCGCTTGTGAGTGCACCTGAGGCAAAGACGTCCTCCGCCAGAATGCAGCAGGCACGTTTAATCTTGGCTTGCTGAAAAGCCGTCAGGCTGGCAAAGCCATAATCGGCTACGCTACCTAGTGTCACAACATCAACCAGATCGCTGGCATATTCTAGGGCCAAGTCGAGCTGTTCGGCTGGAATTATCGCGCCAAGGAATTCACCCGTGTAATATGCTGAATCGGCGTACATGGATTACTGCTCCTTTCGAGGCTTCGCTTTCGGCTTAGGAGTTGGTTCAGCAGGGGCGGGGACTTGCCCCGCCTCCTGCGTCACTTCATCAGGTTCAATTCGCCCGATACGCCTCATAGGTCATCAGGCTTTCTTGTGGAGGTAGATGCCGTTGATCTTGTTGTCGAACGCATCGGCCAGGCCGTACGAACGATAGGCAAATACCCAGGCGTCAGCAGTCTGGTTCAGTTCCGGGGTGATGATCTTCGGCACGGCCTGCTTGGTAAACTGCAGGACAGCGCTTGGATGGATCGCCATGAAGTTGATGTCCTTGCCGCTGACTGCATCCTTGATGTAGCCGCCAGCCTCTTCACCGCCGGTGGTGCCGTCAAGCTGGTCAATCACCGTATAGAAGCGGGTCTGCGGGACAGGCACGACCTTGCTGAAGCGATTGAGGACTTCGCGGGATGAAGTGGTAGCCAGATCCTCGACCAGACCTTTGAGGGTCGGGGTGATATACAGGATGCGACCTTCCATCGGGACTTCGTTCTCGTCCATGCTGGAGGTGGCAGCGCGCAGGGCGGCGATAACGGCAGCACCGTCAGCCAGGGTGGCGCCAGCAGGGCTGACACCGGCCAGACCGGCATACTTGGCAAAACGGAAGGCGTCGAGTTCAGGGACGACCTTGGTGCGCAGGAATTCACCAGCCAGTCGACCGAAGGCCAGACCGATGGTCTCTTCGTTGTCCATGGAATCGATCGTGAATTTGCGGCCACGATCGAAGTTGAAGGTGACGGTTTCCCATGCCAGGGTCATGTCGCCGGCCACATAGCCGCCGCTGCGGGAGTAGTCCGCCAGGCCCTGCAAGGTCATTTTGGGGATGACGATTTCATTGGTGTTTGCGCCCTCACGAGCCAGGGAAGCATCGCTTTCCAGGTCGGTGGTCAATGCTGTCAGTTTGTAGACATCATCGAGCATAGCGACATACTTTTTGGCAAGTGCGATAGTGTTAGCCATTTAATAGCTCCATTTCTGCCGGATTATCCGGTCATTTGATTGGCAGTCCAAAAGCTTTACGGAGAGCAGCGTCATCTGCCGCTGGCGGTGTGCCGCCATTTCCGCCGACCTGGAAGCCTGGTTGATTGTTTGGTGCGGTTGCTTTCCATTCTGGGAATTGATTGATTACGGCCTCAAGTGCAGCCTTGACCGCTGCCTGGTCGGCAACATTGTCTGTGACTTTGACGTCGCTGAGTTTAGCCATGTTTAGGACCGTCTCAATGCGATCGGCTCTCACGCCGATGTCAGGCGTTGCCGCCATGACCTGGGCAGAAGCTCGTACCAGAGTCATGTTGGCCGCTGCTACCGCTTCATCAGCTCGCTTTTTCTCGGCTGCGATGGCCTCAGCTGCGCCGGGCGGTAACTCCTTGGCTTTGGTGTCCTTGTAGGTTCTGATGGCCTCAGCTGCCTGGTCTTCGGTCATTCCCTGCTGCTGGAAGTATGACTTGAGTGCCGCTTGACTTGCCCTGGTTGTCCGCTCGGTCGTGATGCGGTCAATTTCAGCGAGCTGGTCAGCTGTGAATGTGACGCTGGCGGGGGGCGTCGCGCTTGCCGCCGGTGGTGTTGCAGCCGGTGGCGTGCCACCACTGCCCGGATCCCCGGCAGCGGGTTCAGCCAATAGTTGCAGGTTAACGTTCTTGAGCATGGAACACCTCCATTTTAAGTCCTGGGGGGACTGTTTCCAGCCATTGTCCCGGCCGTAGGGATTGGTGCCGATCCAGCCTCATGCGGCTTTTTCGACATGAAAAAAGCGGCCGGGTTAGCGGTCGCTTTCATGGGGTTTGATATAACTTTTGATCAGTCGATGGGACGCCCTTCTTTGTAGGCTGCAATCGCCTCCAGTAGCGTCATGTGATTAGGCCCACCATCGATATTCTCCGGTCCAGTATTCTGCCATCCACAATTATCACAGATGTCAAACATATCAACCTCATCACCGCACACAGGACAGCTCATCGGGTAGTCATGTTTTTCGACCATTTTTCAATCGCTCCTCAACAAAATGCTGCTCGCCATTATCCGGCTTATAGACGGTTGATATTTGGCCGTCTGGCCTGCCAATTGCAAAGTCATTAGTGCTACGTCTATATTTTACCAGAAATCCAAGCTCTGAATCGAACGAAATGACATTATCACCGTCTTCAGAAGTCAATAAGTCCCGGGCTACTTGAAGATATTGTTGTTCATCAAGTCCAGGGTATTGACTGCCATGCTTTTCGTAATGGCGTTTCGCAAGCTTTTTTGAGGCGAATCCAGCTTCGTTCCATTTTCTTTCTGCAGCCACATTTTTCAACTGTTTTGGCGGCACCGAAACGGAGAAGTTTGCCGACTCCCGCATCGGTATCCGTCTCAGCTGCGGATTGTCAGCCAGGTGCTCGCGCATCCGGCCCTGCCACTCCTTGACCTTGGCACCATAAGCCGCCCGGTTATCCGGATCAATTGACCCCGTCTCCAGTCGCTTGTATTTGCGAATATTCCGCTCAATCTCGCGTTGCTTTTGCTCAGCCTCGAAGTTCTTGATGATCTGCTCGTTTTCTTCGGCCGTTGGCCGCTTCTCCGGCTCGTTGATATCAGGAAACCAAGGATTGATCGGGATATGCCGGCAATTCGGATGCCCTAGTCCAGACGAAACCGCAGATGACACCATCGGATATTCACCCTCGTCAGACGTGCCAGACGCCCAAACATCATCAATCATGACTCTGCCCTGCCATGGTGCGCACAGCTCACAGGTTGATCCGAGGCTCCTGACCTTAACCAGGTGCTCGCCCCAGTCGTCCATGACTGCGCCCTGCGCAATCGCTTGGGCCCTGACCTTGGCGGTCCGGATCGCCATCTCGGAGTAGCTTGCAATGTTGACCCTTGCGCCATTGCGGTACTGGATCGATCGAATTCCAGCCGCAAGGAATTCCTTTGAAGCCATATCTATGGCCTGGCCAAGACTGACCGATCCAGTGTTGTAGTAGACCTGTGTGCGGTACAGCGTCTGCCGGTACTGGTCATCCATCAGGCGAAGCGTGGCTGATTCTGCAGCCCTGTGCTCGCCGTCAACCGCATCGATGAGGGCTTGAAGCTTTGGCTGGTTGATGCCAAAGAAATTGCGGTCATCCAGCCCAGGCTTACCAATGAAAGGCCGTGCCGACCGGAACAGTGCTTCAACCGCATTGGCCTGGCCGATAAACGCCCCGGACAACAGTCGCATGATCCGCCCGCGAACGGTACGGCCGTACTTGGTCACAATCTTGCCATGTTCAATCTTCAGCGCACGCAAGGCTTCCAGCTTCCTGGTCTGCCATTGCTCCCACTTAAATCCCTCTTCGCGCTCCGCTGCCAGGTGCAAGGCCAATGTCCGGCGCTGGCTGGCGATCAGGTCCAATTCCATCTGGTGCAGGATCGAGGCGATGTCATAAGCTTCCCGATCCGTTGCCATAAGTTTATACCCTCACTGTTTTGACTTGCAGGCCTCTGCGCTTCAGCTGCTTGACCGCATTGTCCAATGTCCTGGCATCAGGAAAGACTTTGTTGTCCATAGCCCAGACATCATCCTTGCCAACGGCGATGATGGCATATTGGCCAGCCTTCCGAAACTTTTCTTTGGCCGCCTCCAACATCGACTCAAACAGGTTAGGTCCCATTTGGTAGATCTTCTGATTGATTGTCACCGTCATCGTCTTCAACTCCTGTCATCGGCTTTGCTGCCGGCATTGGTCCGCCAGGTGCTGGCTCTGCAACCGTCATCACACCGCGCAACTCTTTGATGCGCTCGACTTCCTGCTTTTTCCACGGCTCATCCTTGGTATCGCCCCACAGTTCGTCGACGGTCGCCTCAATGGACAACAGATTGAATTGCGCTGCCACGCCCATGCTCTGCAGCTGAGTGTCAAAGGACGGGGAGGCGTATTCACCAAACATGACTTCAACATCAACCGTTCGAGGCTGTTTCTTTTTCAGATTATCGAGAGCCACGATGGCGGCCTGCACCAGCTTCGGCCAGGATTCTGTCAGTGTGTCAACAATTCGCGCCCTGGTCCACAGCGTAGCCTTTTCCTTCTCACGCTGAGCCTCGGCATTGTCGAGCTTTTTGACATCGATACCGAGCGTAGACGGGCTGATGACTCCCATCAGAGCCATGTCTAGTGCCTGTGCGTATCCGGCTTGGTAAGCCGTTGCCCTGATGTCAGGAGCGAACGTCTGCATGGCCAGTTTGCCAGTTTCGTCCATCATGTCCCGTGTCAGGACATACAGGTCATCAAACCCACCAGGACGCTTGACCTTGCCAGTGTCTGTGTCGCGAGGGAACATGCTTTCAGGCAGAAATTGCTTGACCCTGCCCTTGCGGTAGTCGTCCCACCACTCGCTGACGACCTCGTCCAGGGCATCGAAGGCCTCTGACTTGGTTGCCAGGATCGAGGCTCCGCGGCCTGCCCAAACAGGGCTGTCAAAGAACTTGACGTATACAGCCAGCATGATGCTGCCAGCGAAAGTAACTTCAGGCAGCAATGATGCCGTGTCGGGAATCGTCGAAAGTGGCACCTCAATGTCTTTGCTTGCTGTGACCTGATAGAGCTTGCTGCGAATATAACCGACCCCATAATGCTCATCCAGGCGGTACCTGCGGTCCTTGTCCCTATAAAGGCTATGAAAAATCAGTTCTTGCAAGCGACCGCGCTTCATGACTGGGGTGACACGATCCGCGCCATAAAACTCGATGATCGGGTACTTTGATAGCATTGGATCGATGCTTAGCTTATAAGCACCGTCACCCGTGATAAGCACCTCAGCGATCGAGTCGTTTGCCAGGTCAGCCCAGTTGTTGTCATCGGCAATGGCATCCCAGTCCTCAAGGGCCTGCTTGTCGGCAATATCGAACCCTTCACAGTCACCAGCAACGATCCCTGCCAGACGGTCAATCATCTGCGTCGGTATGTCCAGGTGGATCTTCCTGATCGGCAGGTCCGGAGTTGAAGCCCAGAACCTGCTTCTACCAACCGAGTCGGTTGCCGTCTGCCTGTGAAACGACTCGATCTCTGACGGGTCACCACGGTGCCAGATCCGGTTTCGGAGCACATGCGCGTCAAATGACAGCGGCTGCTCGATTGTGATCGCGCCGGTGTCAGTGCCAGGTTCAATATCAAGCCACGTCCGCATGGCCGATTTGATCTTATCCATAAGCCCCATCCATTCCACCTCACAGGCCAAGCTTGATTACTGTTTCCGCAACGCCTGTTGTGGCGTCCGGTGCGTCGTCATGCGAGTTCTTGCCCTCGCGCTGGTATGTTGTCATTGCTTCGTAGTATTCAGGCCAGCGATCGCGCCAATTGACTGGGAAATAGATGTGCTCCATCACCCATGTAGCGTTTGACAGGATCCTGGCTTTTTTGTTGTTTCCCTGGTGAAACCACTTCACCACAGTCAGATAGTTTTTCAGCTTTTCAAGGTGCTGCCTAACAGACCTAGCAAAGCCACGCCCCCCGTTGTTGCTCTCAATCCTGCACATTGTGACCTTATGGCTTGTTAGCCTTCTAGCGCATTCAGGTTCGGTCGTTTCCATTGGTGCTTTTGTGTAGTAGACATCAAGGACGTAAGTCTCGTGATGATAAGCGCCAAAAATGATCTGGCAGAGCCAATCCTCACCTTCGTCTGCTGTATCCGTGTAGCAGTAGATGCCAGTCAGGAGTGAATTCCCCTTCTGGTCTGAAGGAACCTTGTCGTATGTCTTAAAAGTCGCGTACAGCTTGCCCTTGATGTCGATCGGGATCTGCTGGTAGTTGGCCGACGCGATGTCCGCGCCCATGGTCTTTGTCTTGTCTTCGTAAGACTTCCGGCTCAGTAGCTCCTCGCAGAGCATCGTGCCATCATCCTGCAGCGCCTTAAAGCTGACATGCCTAATCTTCCAGCCAAGCGCCGCGAAGTGTGTCAGTGCCCGTCCTGCGAGGTCCAGCGAGTGCCAGCGTGTCATGACGATGATAATCTTGCCACCCTCCTCGAGACGGGACAGCATGGTATCAGTGAACCACTGCCAGTGCTTTTCAAGGACCGAAGCGTTGTTTGCCTCAAGCGCTGACTTGATCAGGTCGTCTATGATCATCAGGTCGCAGCCAAATCCGGTTGCTGTGCCTGTCGGTGATGTTGCCAGGTATGTAGCGTGCTGTCCTTCCAGAGCCCAGCGATTGACAGCCCCGTCACCGCGCTTGATGCGGATCCCGGGAAATATGTCTGAATAAACGATCTTGGACGGGTCAACCTTCTCGGTATCAATCGCGTTCCTGACCGCTTTGGAGAACGTCTCTGACAGCGTCTCGTTATACGATCCGGACATGATCTTTTTCGTCGGCCACTTGCCGATCGCCCACTGGCAGAAGGCTGTAGCCGAGAACGATTTGTAATGCCGCGGCGGTGCGTTCAGGATCAGGACCTGGTCATCAGACTCAATGAAGTCCTGCATCTCTGTGCAGATGCGCTCAAGATGCGGGCGGTCAGTCCTATAGTGCTGCGGGTACATGACCTGACAAAAGTCCCAAAAGAACCTTCTGGCCAGTGCCAGCCGTGCTAAATGCCTTACATGATCAGGAACGCTAGCCACTTTCGGCCAGCTTTCGCAATTGTTCGGTCGTCAGTCCATCAAACGGGTTTGAAATTGATCCGCTATGCTCAACCTTGTCTGTGAACATTCCCAGATGCTTGCCAAGCAGCTCAAGAGCCTTCATGCGGTCATTTGTTTTGAGTCGCAGCCCTGTGTTAGTCTCAGCAACTTCGGCTACCATGGCGGCATCGTCATCTGTCAGGCTAGCGCTGTCTTTGAGCACCACACCATTCGGCCCCCAGGTCATGACCTTGCGAGGATCACTGAACGCGATTTTTGCCAAGGCGTTGACAATCTTGTCCTGGGTGATTTCCGTTCGCACCTCTCTGTCTCTCTGACGCCGCTGCAAAGCCTCTTGAACCGTAGTTTTCCTAAGTAGCTGCAGCCCTATTACATCGGCTGTCTTTACACTGTACCCAGCCCTGATTGCAGCCTGTGTTGCATTGAGGTCAATCAGGTATTCGTTGACAAAGCGCTTTTGCTTGTCTGTCAGCTTCATGACCTCACCTGCCTTTCGAAAGAGATTGGCGGTCGAGACCGGAGGAAGTAGCCCCGACCGCCCTGGTTGGTTTATTGTGGAAATCCGACGGCCCCGCCTTCCGCACTGTCCATCACTGGAGGATCTCCCATCGTCCCGCTTGCGCGCACCAAAAAGCCGGGCCCGCTTGATGCGAGTCCGGCTCTCAAATTTTTACATGCTATCAGTTTACACCATCTAGCGGGATCATGCGGGATCATGTTTTGCTGCTTTGATCCTGTATGATATATCATTACAGAGTGTTTGTATTGCATCGATGTTAAAATTCATCAGAGGTTGGTGATCCATCTGTTTTGATTTTTGATAAGCATATATTTGAAACTGCAAAGTCTCAAGTCGTGAATCCAACTGCATCATATCCAACATTGACTCGTTCATTATTCTCTATCTCCTCTTTCTACCGTCTTTTTCTTCTACAATGTGTTATAACATTCAGCTTCTTTTCTGCTCATAAAGAAATGTATCCCGCCTGAACACTCGTTCCATCTGTCATCGTCAAAGCGATCAGGTAAAACTGTTGCGCCTTTCTTGTATATAAAACCTTCGTCCATTGTTGAGAAACCTTCGTCTGCTCCGAATACGTCCAAGACTACCGCTTTACTGCATCTGCATTTTCTGCTTGTTGCGCTCGATCTTTGAGCGTCGTCTGGTATAAGCAGCTTAACAATCACATTGTTCATGCATTTTTTCCAGCCAACAAAGCTTCCTTCTTCGGGACACACCGGCCAATATCCTGACGTAGATTCATTCGCCTTTATATTTTCAAGATACGCCCCGCTAAGATTCGCTCCAACAAGATTTGCCCAGCGAAGATTCGATCCGACAAGCTTTGCCCAACGAAGGTCTGCTCCTCTAAGATTTGCTCCTCTAAGATTTGCACCAACAAGATTTTTCCAGCTAAGATTTACTTCGCTAAGATTTGCTCGTTCACCTCCTTCTTCGTTTGATAACCATTTTTTATGAAGTTCTAAAACTTTGTCTAAATCTTCTTGCGTCATTATTCTACCTCCTCTTTGAGCCATTTTAGAATCACGTCTATCGCTCTCTCTTGCAAGTAATCACCTTCTAAGTACTTATCAGGCAACATGTTTACGTCTATATATTTTGCCAATTCTTCGTCTGTGAGTGACCTTATTCGATCGGAGTTGGTCCCGTGATCTGCATACCTATCGTAGTTCTTGCAAACACAGCAAGGGTACTGGTCCCAGCAAGTGTTGATATTTTTACAGCCTTTACATGTGTCCATCATTCAGCCTCCTGCTTGTATAATACGGTTATTGGTTGATCTTCTTCGCCAATCTTTGAACCGTACATTTCGAGTGCATCCCGTCTGATCCGCTTGATGTGCGGATATGAAAGATGTTCATCAAGCGCTAGCTTTTCCAGGCGGAGATTGTGCAGGTAATACCCTCTCAGTACCCTGGCATGGATCCCAGTACACCTGTTTGAGACTCTGGTCTCGATCATCATGCACGTACGCTCTGCCTGTGCCTGCTTGCCCATATAGTGCAGTCTTTGCTCCATGAGTGTATCCAATAGATCCTCTATCGGATTACTGACCATAGACGCCCGCACAACAACCGGAACCGAAACGACCTTACCATCTCGCCATGTCTCGCGCATAATCGAGTCACAAGACCTTGTCGTTCTCTGGACCTTAGCTTCTAGCGTTTCTAACTGCTGCTTATGGTGCCTGATATCTTTTCTTGCTTCCTGGTATTTAGACAGCTCATCAATCGCCTTGCGCTGGTTGTCCGTCATCTCTATCTTCCTCCGACCAATATCCATCATGGTATCCGTTGCTGTAGCCGATCTTGTTGCCGAGATAGAATCCAATCGCACATGAGACCGACACTCCGATCCATGCACCGATAATCACACCGATCATCCTGCCATCCCTCCATTCCTGTTAAAAACAAATTTGACGCCTTCGATGAACCCGGATAGCTCAGCGTTCTTGACTAACAAATCTTGGATGATAGCGTTCTTTTCTTCGATGACATCTTCAAGGCTAGCCGTATCAATAACCGGAAGTTCCACTTCCTTGCCAGCTGCCTCAGAATCAATTTTATTCTGCATGCCCGCATTCATTGGTTTCAGCCCCTCTTTCTTTCGCCATTGGTAGGCCATCGTCCGATCCACACCCATCGCTGCGGCTATCTGTCTGTCGCTGCTGCCATCCTGGTACATCTGCATGGCAAGGTCCTGGTTAAATTTTGGCACCCGCTTCTGGTTTCCGTGCGCCGGGATGTCATACCGGTCCCTCCACTTGCGGACCAGGCTTTGATCCACAAGCCCCATCTCCCTGGCGATCTTTCCGTCTGTCATACCCTGATCGTATAGTTCACGCATTCGGTCATAGTCTGTGACCCGCAGGTGTGCCTTGTCCGAATTGGACATGCGTTCAACGGCCTCATCCGTGACCCGCTTTGGTTGGTGTTCCTTGACCGTGCCGTTGGCGATCCGTGCTGCTTCAGCCTTGTCAGCGATCGATTCCAGCTGGATATAGCTTTTTTGGTATCTTGGCTTGTAGCCCTCTTTGCTGATGTTGGTCATGTTAACCTCACTTTCCCGTGCAAGTAGCCATATGGCTCATCCGACCGTATTCCCATGCAACTGACTCATTGGATTCGCCCGTCTGGTAACCGCTGCCGATTGTTCCGTCAGACGTAAACAGAACCTTTGTCTTATGCTTCTCATCCTCGACGATTGCCACCTCTTCCAGGTTAAACGGGTGTGACCGACCATTCGGCAGCGTGATCCATATAATTTGCTTTCCACAATTTTTGCACTTAGCCATCGGAATACTCGATTATTTTGGCGTTCTTGCCGTTTTCCTTGATGACCACAATCCTGGTTGTATAGCCTGCTTTTATCAGTAGTTTTGCAATCTCAAGTCTTTCTGCATCAACCAAATGGCTTGTTTTTATTTGTTGTTTCATCTTTACCTCCCAGGTACCACTCAATCAGTCGTATCGCCTCTTCATACCCATGGCAGACCCTGGCACAATTACCGACAGCCTCAAGGCCATTTATCCACCAGTCCTGTTCCGATGATGTCTTGCCCGTTTCCGTCTTGAGTTCGATATAAAGACTATGAAACCCATGACGTGAAACCGGCAGGCACATGTCCGGAACTCCCCTCTTGACCCCTTGAGCTTTCAGATTGACCGCTTCGATCTTGTCGCGCTTGCCTCCATTCGGAATATGGAACAAAAGTTTTAGGTCCGGATATTTTGACCGGATCGCCAATGCCCATTGAAAAATCAATTTCTGGTGTTGAGCTTCTGTCACGTCTACCTCCCATCAGTCTGTTCAGGACCATGCTGGCCTGCCCCTTTGTCATGCCGTCCGTTGGAAATTTGACCCGTCTTTTAATGACCGCCAGCTGCTTGTCTGTTGCCGGCAGCGCACCCCATCGCTTGACGCTGCCAAGATCCCACAAGTAAGCCTCATCGCCCCTGTTCTCTCTCAACCAGCGATATGCCTGGTCAAGGGCCATTTGGACATCGATCCGCTTTCCTGACACTTCTGCCATGCCAAGCTCGTCCTCTGGCCCAATCCGCAGCTTGGCGTTTTTAAGTGAGCAGACCATTGATCCGTCAGGCATCCGGAACCAATTCACATCATGGGTCTGGTATTTCTTTTGTTTTGCCCATAGGTTGATGATTTCTACGTTCCGGATCCAGCTTTCAGGCGTATCAGCTGCTTGCGCTGCCAGGACAGGCATGTCCAGCAAGAACCCTTCAAGTTCAGGCAGTTTGCTCTTTGGCACCGCATTGAGATCGATGCCCAATAATGACGGAGCTGTGCATAGACTGGCTTTACCGGTTACGCCAACGCAATCAATCAGATTCAGGCACTCTTTATTAGGATGAAGCCGGAGGCCACGCCCGACCATCTGGGCATAAAGGCTATCAGACTGAGTTGGCCTGGCGATAATGACCGTTTCCACCAGTGGAATGTCTGTGCCCTCCGTGAATACCATGCAATTGACCAGGCATGGTATTTCTCGCCTGCTGAATGCTGCAATGATGTCAGACCGTCCTTTAGTGTCTGCGGTTACGGACACAGCGCCAGGTATCTTTTTGGCGATCTCTTCGGCCTGATGGACTGATACCGCAAATATCAGGGTCGCTCCGACTGCATGGTCTCTATAAGCCTCTGCGATGGCATCCGCTGTTCCGTCCATCGCCTTTTCAAGTTCGCCTGGGGCAAAGTCTCCACCCTGTGTCCGGACGTTTCTCAGATCGAACCCGATGTGGATCCGCTTGCAGACAATATCAGACAGATAGTTGTTTTCAATCCCCCAGCGCAGGTCACGTTTGAAGATGATGTCCTGGAATACATCATTGAGCCTTGCCTGGTCAGATCGGTTTGGTGTGGCAGTAAATCCCAGGTGAAGCCTTGGCCTAAAATGCTGATAAATCTTTTTGTATGAATTTGCTGCAGCATGATGAGCTTCGTCCGTGATGATGATGTCAAACTCATTCGGCTGGAATCGGTCAAGGCGCCTGATCAAGCTTTGGACACTGGCAGATATGACCGGCTCACCATTACTGGACTGGCTTGCCATCTCAATTCCAGTCTCGCATTCAAAGTATTTGAGCGGCTGCTTGACCAATTCTTCCCGATGCGACAAAATCAGCATTTTTCCTTGTCTAGGGACATTGGCGAACGTGACTGTCTTGCCTAAACCGGTCGCCATCTGGATCAAATACGACCCGTTATCTGGAATTGAGGCTATACATTCTGCCTGGTATGGTCGAAGGCTAATCATCTTTTGTGATCCTTTTAAAAATAATTCCACGATGTGTCTTTTGATGGCCGTTAATGCAAGCACTGACTTTTGCTGGATTGAATCCATCAAAATAAGTAGATGATATACTTGGGTATTCCTTAAATTTCAAAGTATACGGATCGATAGCAACAATTTTTTCATATGGGTATTTTTGATATTTCCCTTTAACCATTTCTTATTTTCCTTTCATTTTTGTTGTTGGGATCGTTGGGAACTTGTTGGGAAGTGGTTCCCAACACCAAAACGCCTGTGGCTGTAAGGCTTGAAAGTTTGGTTGGGAAGTTGG